CATCTTTGTCTTGGATTATGGTGTAGTCCAACACGAGGTAGTCCGTTCCATCTACTGCAAAGCATTCGTACTTCTGAAAGGGGGAGAATATCTGCCTCATAGATTGTCCTCTATTATCCCTTGCAGTCTTTGTATCTCGTAGTGCATCTGCTCGCTATCAACTCGCAGCTTGGCGTTGGCAAGGTACATCTCGTTCATCTTGCCTTCGGTAAATTGGCGATAGTCAATAAACTGCTGAAGTAGTAGGTCTGCGTAGTGGCAGCTCATAACGTGGTGCAGGATGTCATCTTGTACTTCTCTGCCTTTTGCTTTGTCTGCTGCTTGCTGCGCCAACCACATCGCAGTACCTGCAAGCATCAACTGCTTCTCCCTTATGTAAAGGTCGTGGGAGTCATCAGAAGGGTACATCGCTCGCAGGGGTTTCATCCATTTTAATTGGCAGCAAGTTACGCCCGTTTATCACAAACCCTACGTTACCTAAAACACTCTGCAAAATTAAGGGAGTTTCAAGTGGCGTGATGCGCCCACCCGATTCCATCTCCTTGACCTTACGAACGTGGATGTGCGTGTAAATCCAATCGGTTTCGTGTGCAGCGAATCGGTGAATCACGATTACGCAGTCCGACCTGTTGCCCCACTTACCACCACCTTCAATGTCTGATGTGTTGGGAGGCATCGCCATCCCTTCGTACTTGTGGCCTTTGTAGAATGTCTTGCGCATTGCTTCGGTTACGGGGTGAGCGTTTACGATTGTCGTGACGTTGTTCTGATGCGCAAACACCCGAAGGGCAGAGGCTACCTCATAATGGTATTCGTGCATTCCCGTCTTGCCTAATTTCTTTTGGTCTGTTGATAGGGAGTTGTAGGGGTCTATCAAAGCACCTGTGTAGTTCCATTCGTTCTTGATGCTGCTCATAACCTCAAGAAGTTCGAATGCGGTAAAAAGGCGATTGCCGTCAATAAATTGGAAGTACTCGTTGATGAAGTCCAACTTGCGGTACATCATCCCCTCATCAATCCCTTGAATGGGTTTGCATACCAAGAACTCAATGAGCTTGCGCTTGAGGCTTGGCACTTCGTTTTCTGCGGAATAGATGAGCCACTTCTTGCCGAAGTTGTACGACTGCAAGAGCATTAGATAAAGCAGCGTGTGGGTCTTGCCTACGTTAGCGTGGCCTACTACTACCACAAATTCACCGTCTTTAAGTCGAAGGTATTGGTCTATCTCATAAACACCGAGCTTGCCCGTGTCGTAGTACTTGCCCTTGAGGGCGCGTTGGAGGTATGGTAACGAAGACTCGTTAGAAAGAAGGTCGGGGTGTATCATTGATTCTGATTGGTTAGCAAATATAACAAAATAGTTGACATAAAAAAACCCCTCCGTAGAGGGGCTTCACACAACGACCTATTAAAAACCAATCAGAAAGGGTCGTTGCGATTTGCGAAATGCTCGGTGTGTGATGCAGGAGCTGAACTTGCACCTGTCATCCAAGCGTTAAAGGTCTCTGCGTTGGCAAGGATGGTGTTGACATCGTGTTGCGCAGCACAAGCGTACTCAACCGCAGCCTTTAGAGCAACCTGTCGGATGATTGAAAGTGAGCGCTCATCGTTATTTTTAGGCGCAGATGGAGCTGATTGGTTATAGCCTCCACCGCCAAAAGCATTGGCACGTTGGATTTTCACCGTGCCTTTCTCGTTCTTGGTGTACTCTACCTCATCGCCTACGGCATAAGGAGGGGTCTGTGATTTGGCAAAGGCAGTACCGAAGTCTCCATTGTCAAAGCGAACCTCAAGCTTGAATAAATCTTGCCATTGGCCTGTTGGGGTGATTGAAATAATTTTTGACATAATAGATTGGTTTTAGATAAATAGAATTGATTGCTGCTGCAAAACCTCAATACGAGCTTCAAGCTCTTGTACCTTGTTTTGAAGTGCTTGGATTTGTGCTTGTTGCACTTGCACCATCTCGGTGTAAACGTCTGAACTGAAAGATAAAGTCATAACTTGATTGGTTTTAAGTTATGCAAATATACAACTAATTATTCTACAATCACTCCCTCAAAAATAATTTCTGCGGTGTCTTTAGCAATGGCTTCGCTATGTACGAGTATAATTTGTTTCACATACTTTGGGCTATCGTCACGAATAGCTCCCCACTTCTTCAATGCGTCAAGCGCAAACTTCACCGCCATAATAGAATTGTCTACGTCATACCTGTAATTCACAAGGCAGGTAATGTGTACGTCTGTTATTTGTACGCAGTCCATTGCGTAAAGCTGCTCAAGAACTTCATCGCAATGTTTGTCCTTTGCATTTTTGCGAACTGTCCAATGCCTTGATGCATAAAATGCATTTAAGCTCGGAACCTTTGTGACTACGACCTTGTAGCTTTTCAATTATCGGGGATCAGATAGCCGCATTGGATGGCGAAGTGCAGGTCTATCTTGGCAATCTCACCGAGTAGTTCTTGTTCTTTGTATTTCGCCTGTTGGCGAGCTTGGTATGAGGCTTCGCAGTTAGACATCAGCGTAGCGCACTCCTCAAGGATAAAGTCTATCTTCCTTCGCTTGGCAGGGTTAGTATAGTACTGCATACTTTCCTGTTGTTGTTTGGCTTCCTTCGCTTGTTGCGCTAATGGTTTGCTGCTCATCTTGGCGTTCAAGTTCAAAATTTAGGTGAGCGATGGCCTTGCGGATGTCATCGCAGATAGGATTGTGAGGTTTCTTGCCTGCACGCATTAGGTAGGTGAGGGCAGTTCCAAGATTGTAATTATCAGGTTGGAAGTCCATCACCACATCCTTCGCCTCTATCTTCAACGTCTTGCCGATGTAGTACTTTGGTGTCATTAGCCAAAGGTACATCATCCCAATAAATGTAGATGTGGTCATTCATTATTTAGAATCATTACAAATTAGCATAAGTACTTGCGTATGTCAATTTTATTTTGTTTTTTATCAAAGTTGAATAGTTAACTTACTTAACTTAACTACTTAATCAACTATTAACTTGACTTTAGTTAGTAGTTGGTCAACTCTTAACTTTACCAAACAACTTAAAGAAAAAGAAACTTAATAAAGAAAAAGAAAGAAGTTGCGTTCTAACGCATCCAAATACCTAAAGGTATAGAACTATACCCTTTAGCGTATAAAACCTCCCTAATGCGCTTAAAAGTGCCTTAAAGGGTATAATTACTCCAATAGTTTATCTATCCACTTCTTTACGAAGTACGCAGCGACCAAAACAAGGGCAAGCATCGTTAGCCCACCTTCCAAAGTCCATCCCCTCTGCTTCTTCTCCTTCGTGAGGATCTTGGTCTGCGTGACTCGGATGGTATCGGGCAAGCAAGTTGCCTCAACGTACACCTTTCTGTCGATGTACTGAAGCTGAAGGCGTACCTTGTCTTGGTAAATTGTCGTGTCCTTGAACAGTTCGAGCGTGTCGGTCAGGTACTTTGTCTGCGTGACAATGACCGTGTCCCTTACAACCACACTCTGAAGGACGGGTTTCACAGTAGCGCAACTGCTAAGAGCCGCAAGAGTCGCAGTCAGTAGGATTGTCCACATTGCAAGTCGGTTGAGGGGCATCCTCAAGTTTGTTAAGCCATTCATCAAAAGAGGAGGTATTTAGTTTTGCCATTGTGCTTTACTGCTTTTAGGATTTGTTTGCGATTCTTGGTATTAGAATAACTAACGTGAACCCACGATGGCGCAGTATCAGAGCCAAATTCCCAAATGAGTTGGTCAAACTCTAAATTGTCCTTTATCCAATGGAAAAGCACATCGTTGCCTCCATCAAACTTTAGGTCGGCGGCTTGAGCCTGCACGTGCTGCGAGGTCTTTGCGCCCCCAACTTTGCTATTTACCGCAGGGCTGCGGTACGCACTCGTTACTTTCACCGCACCTAATGCATCTCTCGTGGGTTGTAAGACGTTTTCTGCCAACGCACGGAGGTTGGGTTCCAAGTGTTTGGGTAAAGCGTTAGGAAGCCCTGTTTTTGTAGCGGTCAGTTCAGCGAGGGTAAAGTTCTTGGTCACGTTTTTAATATCAAAAGTTGTCTGTTTTACACATTATGCTCATTTGACTTTACACTTTGCGTGATTTATGCTTACTTGAATTAGCATTATTCGCTTTTTGCATATTGCTTAATGTATATTTAATTGCACAATTTGTAGTCATAATGTACAATAAAACGTACGTTAACAGGTAAAGTGCGCCTTAATGCACATTTTAACGCCCTTGACTCTTGTAGGGCTTGGAGTAGTTCTTACTCGCTTTGTTGGCAGATGCACTCTTTGAGTGCTTGCCTCGCTTCTTGCTCTTACTGATTCTTTGGCTTACCGCCTGTTGCTTCGCCATCTTTAGGGTCTTTCAAAAACATAAGTGCAAACGCACCCATCATAAACGCACTAACCTCCGTGAGCGTGGCCTTCTCGTAAAACACAAGCACAAAACAAAGGCCGATGATTATCAGCCCAAGTAGAGTAGTCTTCGGGTTGCCGAAGATGCGCTCAATTAGCACCTTTGTCCCGCTTGTAGTCCCTTCGCCACTTCCAAAGAGTGTACGCAAGTGAGGTTACAAGTACGGCTAAACCCAACGCTTGATGGGCGTAGCTTACGAGAAGTCCTGC